TCATCGCAGAAACCGCTTAATGATGATGCGCCAGTGTAAACTTTAGCAGGAACTAAATAATCAACAGACTCTGTGCCGTTTGTTGAACCAGTCGTAACATAAGCACGAATAGTATCAGCATACTCTGAAGGAGCAAATCCCGGAGGAGTATAAACAAAAGCAACAGTCATCATGTCTGTTCCGCAAGTTGCAATAGCAGAAGAGCCAGAATCAGTGCTGTCTTTCATAATAGAAAAATCGATATCAGTATCGCCATCGTCTTTTCTAAAATAAATTCCATCACTTACAGCCAAAGGTGTTGTGTCTGTGATTTGTAGACCCATAACCCAATCAGATTGAGTTGCATCACTAACCTTTAGTCTTGCTTTAAAGAAAAAAGGATTTGATGTATTTAACTTAAATGATTCTCCTTTTAAGTTAAAAAAGTCTGCATCATTATCAGCATCGTCATTAGTGATGAGTAATGCACCACCAGAAGATGAAGTTAATGCTTCTGTTGCAGCCCCTGAGCCACCTTCAGTTGTTGTGATTGTCCATTCATCAGCATGATATTCAAAGAAATCATTGAAGTACATATAATACTGATGAGTAGGATCGAGAAGACCCATATTTTTCATAGGATGATCTTCATATCCTGCTCCAATATTGGATACGCCATTGGAGAAATGCGTGGTATTTTTTACCAAATTTGATCTTGCCATAATAAACAGTGCCTCCTAGCACCATCGCTGAAATGCGACATTTAATATGAGATTAACAGAAAAGGGGGGTTAAGTAACCCCCCTTAAACCCTTTACGAACTTCCGGGTGAACCGAAGATACCTAGTGGATCAGATACTCCAAAGGAATATCTTTCTCTCGCTTTGTATCTAACATTACCTGTGGTGAAATCACCATCCATGCTAGTTTGCATGGGAGTTCTTTCAAAGTGCTTCATGCCGTCAGGAACGTCTGTAGTCAAGAAGAAAGCATTTGTGTCAGTCAAATAATGATTGACAGAATACCCTTCAGGAATTACTCCGTTACTTACTATAGCATTCACATCGTTATCAGATGTGCCAACACGATATTGACTATCAAGTAGTCGTGTAGCAACAAACTGAAGATCAGTTGGAATGATAAGTTTTCTTGCACGAGCAGCAATCAAAAGACCTCTTTCGTCAGTCCATTTAGAAATCTGAATGATTGCATCTTCAAGTGATGTTTCGTTTAGGTCAGCAGCAGTAGAAGGTCTATTGCTGTTTGTTCCACCATTCACCAGAGGGTGAGCAGTGCTGAACAATGCGACATTGTCGCCTGATTTAAACGTGGTTGAGAACCCATTATTCAATGGATATGCAGCTTTAACCTGTTTTGTGTAAGCCATAGCACGAGCCAACGCTTTGGTATATCTAGCTGAAAGTGAAACATAGAGGTTATCCTCCATTGCTTCTTCAGTGATAGAAAATCCCATCCCGATAGTTTCATGCGTATAACGAGCCACAAAAGATTCTTGCGCTGTATCGAATACGATAGCAGAGCCTTCGTCTTTAACAGGGGCTGCACCGAAACCTGAAAGTTTCAACTCTTCTTCAAATGATCTTTCTGAAGATTCTGTTGCATAAATTTCAGCGTGTTCGTTTTCATATTGAGCATACTCTTCTCCAAACAAGGCATTTAAGCCCGGTAGGAGTTGCTTAAGCTCATTTGCTCTAGAAATAGAAGCCATAATTTACCCCTTAGCCTACGCCAGTTGAGTTGAGCAGTTGATGCCCAGCGTTAAACATTACCAGTACGTCAGTATAACTATCGCCTACAGCACTATCTGGACCATCGACAAATTCGATGATTTTTACAGGTAGTGTATTTGTAGTTGCGACAGTTGAAATGTCGACTGCGTTTTTACTTGTACCTATCGAAGTAGAACCAGCAGTTTGCACAACAGCACAGTTTTTACCAAGATCGTCTTGGTCTGCTGCACCATCGCATTGCATTTGCATGATTATAAATGGATCGATAGCTACATAAGCAACAATATCATCGGCAGCAGTTGATGCTGGAAAATATTGATTTGGTGTGAATTGACCTGTAGATGGATCAGTATATGCACATCCAAGAAAAATGCCAATTGGTGTACAAGCCGTAGTACCAGTGTCCTTTTGAACAGTAGTATTAGGATTGTCATCACCCCACTTCACAAAATCGCCATAGAATATATCTGTTCCATAAGCGTTTTTGATCTTATAGTGCTTGACTTGGTTATTGAATGCACAGGATATAATAGAACCAACAGGTCTAGCTCCGTGAGGAGTAGCACTAGATGACATAATTGTCTCCCGTTTAAGTCATTTTATTTTTGTGATTTAAGAATCACGCCCAAAAGACTCTCTCGATTTCCTTTCAAAAACTTGTTTTGTAGGCATACGAGGGTCTTGATCTTTAAAGTAAGCGTTATCAACAGATTCCATTTGATTTTTTGAAATCTTTGCAAAATGTTCATCTCTAGCTTTCGCCATTTCTGTAGGCATTTTACACAGTAGGCAACCACCAATCTCTACATGACCTTGTCTGCTCCACTCCGAATTATGATCATTCATAATATGAAGCTCAGGATGATCCGATGCATTCACGGCTTCCCAGCCGGATCGAAACTGTTTAGATATATTTGGATTATCAACTTGTCCTAATAAACTAGTTCTAATCCATCTAAACTCCCATCCTTCTTGCGGATTAGGTGTTGGTAGATTGGTTGGGTTTTCCCAACTTACTTCTCGTTGCTCTGATTCTCTGCTTTCCAATTCTCTTGGACTACGATCAACCGAAACTTCCTCCACAGCTTTTGTCTCAGTTTCTTGAGACTCTACATTCATTTTATCTTCTTTCATGAGTTATCCTCTAATTTAAGATATTGACTTGCATAAGCCTTTGGACTTATTCCTAGTTGTCTCGCAACTCTAAGCTGATCCTTAGACAACGAAACTTTGCGAGGATTTTTGCCATTACTTCTCGTAGATGGCGCAACCACACTCGCAGGTTGTTTAGGCGAATTCTCTACAACTTCCGTTGCTTGAGTCTCGACACCGAAAAAATTTGGAAATTGACTACGCATACGTTTGTCAACTTCACTGTAATAAAGGGATGGATTCCCAGCAGGGTCTATTCCTTCATCTCTAATCTCTTGATCTAAATACATAGCAAATGATGTCATTCTTTGATGCTCTTGATTTGAATTATTCATAAACCAAGGATTTTTATCTGACCATGCTTGCATATCTGCATCTAGCTTTGGCTTTTGCATTTCAGGTGCTGGTTGAACATTTTCACTAGCTTGATTCATAACTGCTTGAGCATACTGTCCAGCTTGTTGTTCAGCCATTGTTGCTTGAGCCATTTCAGCTTGTGCAGTAGCCATCGCTTCAGAATCACCTTCATCATAAGCCTTTTTTAATTTTTCTTGAGCATTGTGTTTTGCCCATTGAGCATTATTTAATGCTTGTTGATTAAGAACTTCACTGCCTTGACTAACAAAACCTTGCAGTCTTTGGTTTTCTTCGGACAGTTTTCTTAATTGCTCTATTGCTTCGCTTTCAGAAGAAAGTGCAGCTTTCTTAGCATTTTGTTCTGCTTCCAATTGTTTTTTAATTTCTTCTATTTCGGAAGCAACAGGTTGCTCTTGTTGTTCTTCTACAACTTGTGTCTCTTGAACTACTTCATCAAGTTCTATTTCTGGAGCATCTGCAACAACTTCATTTGTTATGCCAAAAAATTGATCTTGTATCGTTTGTTCTGGTTGATCTTCTATTTGATCAACTGATTCATTTACTTGCTCATTCATGCTCTAACCACTCCCTTGGGGTCTTGGACAACTGCTTCCACAGTGTCATCATTAATGATGCGAAATTCTTTTCCATAAAGTTTTAAGCGAGTACCAGAATATGCACGAAAAACAACCCAATCACCTGTTTTGCACCAAGGTCCACTTGGAAACCTTTTTTCATCCCTATAACAATCGTCACCCATTTTTAGAACATATCCGCAAATATTGCCGACTTCTTCATTATCTAGGGTTTCTCTTGCTTTAAGGATACCGCCATCTGTTTTTTCATCTGGCTCAGGCATTGCAACTAAGATGCGCCAACCTATAGGGTCAGGTAACTGACTTTTTTCTTGAATCTCTTCTACTACCTTTGCAGTATTATCTTTCATAAAAAAATTTCATTTAATCGCTCTTCATGAATTTTTCAACCCAATCTAAGACTTCTCGTTCAGCGAGGGCTAAACCCTCTATAACTCCAACCATTTTCTGATAGTCAGCAAAGTCTTTGCATGAGCCTGTCGAAATATGATCAGCGTGGTCGTTCATGACTTCACGCAATCTCTTCTTTAGAAATTCTGAAAGTGATTGCTCAATGATATCATTCTGATCCACGCTTACTATCTTCAGTCAAATCTTTGGCTATGTCAATGATTTTTTCAACCTCTTTCATCTCTT